TGACAGACCATATCCCAGATTGGGACTTCTGTTGGGCAGTATGGCCTACCGAACAAGTCATTATCAAGCACCGATACAAAGGTGGAATCCATGCCACTCACAACAATACTGTCAACGCTGGTGTCTCAGTAGTTACAGGGCATCTGCACTCTCTAAAGGTCACGCCATTCTCTGACTATAACGGGTGTAGATACGGGGTAGATACGGGAACTTTGGCTGAGACTGACGGGCCACAATTTACTTATGCTGAAATAAACCCAAGTAATCACAGATCGGGCTTTGCGGTGTTAAACTTCTTCAATGGTCAGCTTTTATGGCCTGAACTCGTCCATAAATTTGATGAGGACATGGTTCAGTTTAGAGGTGAAGTAATTGATGTAGGTGCATTTTGAGTGCCTGGCTAATCATTCTGACGGGGGCAATCTACGCCTATATTGCTGGTGAGCAGCTCTATAAAGAAAACCCCTACATGGCTATTGTGTACGCAGGGTACGCCTTTAGCAATGTGGGGCTTTATCTGTTGGCAAAATAGCCTACAGTGGTTCTTCAGAATCTAAAGAGAAATCTACATCTTCATCTTCTTCTAGCGGAATAGCCTCGTACTTTACCGCCCATCCATAAGCCTCTTGGAACATAACAAACTCTTGGAATATTTTTATGATGTCAAAGTCACTGGTTTCAATAACTAGCTTGTCATTGAAAATACCAAATTCCATTTCAAATTTCATGTGTTCTTCTCCTTGAGTTTGGCTTCAATTGCAAAATAAACATCAGTAATTTGAAAACTGCTCCATGTTTTCATGCCATCAAAAATCGCGTTTAGCTCGTCAGGTGTCAGCCCAACCCATGTGCGCTGTGGTGAACAGGTATGAATGTGATTAGCATCGCCTAATTTTTGCCCACAATCTGAACAATGCTTTGGCTGTGCCAAGGCTTCTTTGATGGCGGCGATGGCTTTGTTGGTTTGCTTGTCATTTGAATCAATGTCAAAACAACCAGAGTAGTAGCCATCCATGCAAAACGCTAATCCACCTTTAGTTTCACTCCCATGAATAAGGAAATGGCTTGCTTCCATCGCTTCCAGCGCCAGCTTCAATGCTTCGTCTTTAGTCATCTTACCCTCCGCAAAGGCTCTTGGTACTTCTCAGGCGGTGGTGGCAGCATATTCTCAGAGGGTGGAGTCCACCCATGTTTTCTCCAGATGGCCTGAACATCTGATCCTGATTCCCACTTAAAGTCTTTGTTTGGAACAGAGGGGTAACTAATCTTGGAATATGGTGGTTTTTCAATCATTTGACAGCTTTCATAATGCGTTGATTTCTGCCAAACTTTCCTCGTTTGACACCAGTAACTTCAATGAAACCTTTGTCTAACAGAGACTTGTATCGTGCTGTTATTGAGGAATATGGGTAGTTTGGATACATCTCTAGTATCTCGTCTGAGATACACCCATCAGGAAAGCCCTTTATAGCCTCGTAGACAAGACTTTCTAGCTTGGTTGTATCAACCTTCTGAGCCGCCTGATGGCTCGTTGTAGGGTCTTCTTTTCTAACCAACTTAAAGGCTGGTGAACCAAAGAATTTCTCTACTGCACCACCAAACCATGTTTTATCTAATGTCATCATTAACTCCTATTGGGTGAGGGGAAAACTGCTCGTCTGCAAGCTAGGAAAATCCTTTGCACAGCTCTCCCCTCGGGTTTATATTAACTCAAAAGGGCAGGTCTTCTGCGTTATCAAAGTTTGTAGCCTTAGAACGCTCAGAGGTCTTGGGCTTATATTCTTCTTTAGGTGATACTGCTAAACCCATGAATTTGCCTGACTTTCCTTCTTTAATCCAAGCGGAAATCCAGTAGTCTTTTCCATCTACTGTAATATTTCCTTTGTACTGAGGCGACCTTTCGTTTTCGATTTTGTCGGATTTAAAAAGTACCCCACTGTTATCCCGCTGATTTTGTTTATTGTCCATATTAAATTTCCTTAGCCTTTTTCAAAGCTGAACGCACTTTACTAGGTAGGAGTGTCCACAGAGCAATCTTTTGTTGATCGTCTAGGTTCTCTCCCTCTAACTTAACCCAAGCTGCCTTGGGATCACCCTGTTCGCACATAGCAATCAGATCGACTGCTAGTTCTTGCAGGTACTGTAATTCCTCTTGAGGAATGTTGTCTGTTGCACCCTGAGTAGGTGTAATCACTACTGATCTACCCTCTTCTGGTAGGTCTTCACCCGCATAGATGTATAAACCCAAGCCATGCAGACTTAAAGCCTTTGTCATGCAACGCATGATTGCCGTGTTTACTGCAAACGCATCGGGAGTAGGGATGGCCTTGTTTCGATAGTCCATCACAGGCAATTGACAAGTCATTGGTTTGCCAAACATGGTAGCCGTAACGAACACCATTGCCGTACCATTGATATCCATGAAACACTTGTCGCCAAACATCTCTACTTTGTAGGTGGCGGTAGGATCAGCCTTTAGAGCCTCTTGCCATGCCCATGCCCATGATAGGTAGGTCAGGTTGTTTTTCTTCTCTGTATGAGAATTGACATCTTTTTTTAGTAACGCTTCTATTGACATATTAACTCCTTTGATTTTCATCTAACTCTTGTTGAATAATTTCTTTTTGTTGTTCAATATATAAATCCTTGAACTCGATAAAGTCTGCTTCTTGGCAGCAAACTATTTTATCTCCCTTGATTGCCAGGCAATAGGGGCAGTAGTGGATGTCTGAGAACTCTTCCACAAAGAACTGAAATAGTGTTTTCATCAGTGGAAACTTTCATAAGCCATTGTCCACAGAACATCACCCGCCAGATCGGTGAGTTTGTTCAACTCATCTTCTGTTAAGGGTGTTCCATCTTCATAGCATCCACTTGAGAAGTAGGCATCAGAGAAATCTGGGAAGTCTCTGCTATCTACTCCATCTATCTCTAGGTCTACGACCTTTTTTCCATTAAGAATCGGCATATTTACTCCTGTTAAGCGTGGGTTACTGTTTGCCCACACCGATAATGTGCCACATAGATTCCTGAATTTACATAGGGGTTTTCCCTAATTTACGCAACTTTTTTATCATGTTAGGCTACTCGCATGAAAACTGAAATACTTGAAAAAAGATGCGCTGAAGCCTTGCTTGGGTACTCTCAAACAATGGCAGATGCTTATACAACCGAACCAGAGGACTTTGATGCGGCTGTAACAGCTTTGCTTGCCAGAACGCTAGAACTCCATCTAAACCGAACAATTAACCTGGAGAACCTTTACAAATGACCCAAGAAGCAGTTATCAGAGCATTACAAAACGGCCCACTTACTTCCTATCAAATAGAGGATTTAACTGGCATCCCAAGACTATCCATTGCAGCTTGTTGCACAAAGATGAGCTACAAGAAGAAATTAAAAATTGGAAAAATTAAGATGGGTCGGTCATGGGTTTCTCAGTACACCTTAGAGCCGCATATGATTGAGGCTGAAAAGGTAGAAGAACCTCGTGATCTGCTAAACCCGTTTGACATCAGAAACGCAAAAGGCATCTTTACTAAGGCTGAATATGCTTCTATGAACAACCAAGCTATTCGTTTGTTTGGCAGAAAACCAACAAATGAAATCACAAATAATCAATTTATTTGAAAAAAACCTCTTGACACACTAAAAAGTTGTGTACAATAAAGTTGTTGCCGTGGTAAGCAATAAACTGAAGCCGTTTACTCATGCGTTCTGCTTTAACCAATATTCGTAGGAATATATTGGCTAGAGTTACCACCAGAATGCAGTAGTAAACGGCTTTTTTTTATGTTTTCCACAGCTTCCGTACTCCACACGAAAGTAGTGCATCTGCATGGATGGCTTGGAAGAAAACACCGACATCAGGAAACACCCCCTGTTTGCCGACCAGCGTTGGTTAAGCGACTGGTAAAGCATTTGGTACAACGGTGGAACAAGGCCAAATGTATAAGCGAATTAACTCGTCATGCGCACTTGGGGCGTTTTGTATTTAAGTCAATAGGAGTCAATAATGAATACCATAATGCTTGGAGAAGGTCGGATAGAAACCCCTCTATCCACCCTTGGAGAACCTATGTCTAAAGAAAACAACATGGATAACTTTGAGAGATTCTGGAACACATGGCCTAAATCATTCAGAAAAGGCGGTAAGTCTGCCTGTAGAGTGAAATGGAAGAAGTTTTACTGTGAAACCTGTGCAGATCAGATTATTAAGCACATAGAGTGGATGAAAACAACCGATGCTTGGAGAAAAGACGATGGTGCTTTCATTCCCGCACCTTTGGTCTATCTGAACCAACAGAGATGGGATGGGGCTGAGATTCCTGAATCCTTCGGGATCAAAGTTGAAGCGCAAATTGATCCTGCCCTTGCCAAGATTGATGCTGACAACAAAAAAGCCGTACCTATGCCTGAACACATCCGACAGGCTATGGCTCAATTAAGGAACAAATCTTGAACTACTTTCAAGCCATGAGACTGCTAGACAGAGTAAAAGAGGGTGTTCCGATTCCTTTACGCCTCATTACTGAAGCGTTAATCCTAACTGGCGACTTAGATGAGTAGGGTATGTACCAATGGTATACAGCAGAAAAAACATCTCTAATGAGTCTGACAGGGTGATCCTAGAGCAAGCAGAAGCCAGAGAGCTTTATAGGAACTGGGAAACATCAAAGAATCGTGACCTCATTCGTGCCAGACTTGAGAGGGCAGAAAGAATCTATGGTACGGGTGCTAGAGACAGAATCCGAGAGTATATGAACAGAATTAAAGATGGAACTCTTGAATGAACTATTTATCAGTATGTAGCGGGATAGAAGCAGCAACAGTTGCTTGGCATCCTTTAGGTTGGAATCCTGTGGCTTTTTCGGAGATCGAGTCATTTCCGAGCCAAGTACTCAAACATCATTACCCAACAGTCCCCAACATGGGTGACATGACAAAATTTAAGGAGTGGCAAATTGAATCAAATGTCGATGTTCTCGTTGGAGGAACTCCCTGCCAATCATTCTCAGTCGCAGGACTCAGAAAAGGATTGGATGACCCTCGTGGTAACCTCATGCTTACCTATCTTGCCATCGCTAAACAACATCGCCCCCGTTGGCTGGTCTGGGAGAACGTCCCCGGCCTTTTGTCCTCCTCTGATGGACGGGACTTTGGTAGCTTCCTCGGAGGGTTGGCAATCTGCGGGTATGGGTTCGGCTACAGGGTGCTTGACGCTCAGTACTTCGGAGTGGCCCAAAGACGCAAACGTGTGTTCGTTGTCGGATATCTTGGAGACTGGCGACCTGCCGCAGCGGTTCTTTTTGAGCGAGAGAGCTTGCAAGGGAATCCTCCACCGAGCCGACAAAAGAGGAAAGGAGCTTCCTCCTGCTCTTCTTCAAGCGTTGACGAAAGTGGCATCCAGCTCACAGTAGGAACTTTATGTGCTGACACACACCCTGGCAGTTATAGCGGTCAGGATGCCTATACGGGCAGATTAGTTCCAACTGGTGTGCCAGACGTAATGTCTACTTTACTGTCTTCAACCGCAGGAATCTCTAGACCTGGCAATGCCGTAACAGAGCATGAAACCTACATTCCAATGACAAGTGCTTACTCGATCCGAGAAGATGCAAAAGCCAATACTTTTAGTGCCACAGAACTAGAGGTCGCCAATGCATTAAAAGCGCTACAACCTAGCACTCAATCCCATCATGCACAGACTTTTGTTGCCCAACCAGTAGCGGTAAGGAGATTGACTTGTGTAGAGTGCGAGAGATTACAGGGCTTTCCAGACCATTACACCGATATCAAACCAAAGGGGAAGCCAACCGCTGATGGCCCAAGATACAAAGCATTGGGGAATAGCATGGCAGTTCCAGTAATGAACTGGATTGGACAAAAGATACAAAAAGTCGAGGACATAATCAAATGACATTTATGGTAACTTTTAAAGTAGACGCTAACCCTGTTGGCAAACAAAGGGCTAGATACGTCAAAAGGGGAAACTTTGTGCAAACTTACACCCCTGAGAAGACAAGAACCTATGAAACCTTAATCAAAGATGCTGCAATCGAGGCAATGGGTGCTTCCGAACCATTGGAAACCCCTGTGAGCCTTTATCTTTACATTCGAGTGCCAATCCCTAAGTCATGCACTAAAAAGCGTCTAGAAGCCATTGATAACGGGTCAGAGAAGCCAACAAAGAAGCCTGACGCAAGCAATATCTTAAAGAGCGTAGAAGATGGCATGAACTCAGTTGTCTACCATGACGACTCGCAGATCATAAACATCCACGTTACGAAGGTTTATTCAACTCTGCCAGGCGTTGATATTTGCGTAAAAGAATGCTTGGACTAAGGGTTTATCCCTATGGTATTACGCAAGCAATTAGGTAAGATTTAATTTTTAACAGGAGTTACATCATGGAATCAACTTGGGAATTTGACACAACAGTGGGTGCTGGTAGCGAGATCGTTACAGTAGTTTATGAGTATTCCTCAGACGAGGATGGCACTTATAACGAGTCTATAAAAGAGGTTTGGTTTGAAAGTCGCAACTGCATTGGCTTGCTGAGTGACGAGTCTTTCAAAGAGTTGGAGTGTGAAGCGGCAATGAGGTTTCAGCACCATAAACTCAACTACAAAATGGAGGATGTATGACCATAGAAGGCATTATCCGCATGGCAAAACAGGCAGGGTTTGCTGATG